ATGCAAATATAATACTTCTTTTCTTCTTATGCTAATTAATAGCTTATTTAATCCGATTATCTACCTAATTTATCCGCTGAATATTTGCGTAAATGAAAACAGGTTTCTGGTTTATGCTGACCGCTTAGATCTTCCATTGATGGATCCCACCACGCATCAACTGACTTGAGTAGGTCTATTAACTCCAAACCAATTTCGCTATCTTCTCCAACTTGTTTAATCCTATGTTTCATATTGGTATGCAGCTTATCGAACCAATCAGATCGTCTAACATAGTAACTTACTAACTCATTGATATTACCTGTGACCTCTTTTGTATTATAATTCTTCTTCATAACTTAGCTTTTTAAATATAGTTCTAATTGCTTCTTAGCGTTTTTCTCGCTACCTATTACCCACATCAACCATTGGTCGTTAATGAATACATCATGTCCGTTTAGGTTCTTTTCAAATCTTTTCCTCATAGTCTTAGTTTTTTATATCCTTATTTAATCTGTTAATGAATCCTTTAAACGTTTTAAAAGAATCCCATCTTTTGGTTTTGTTTTTAATGTAAAAAATGCAATTCATTGCCTTAACATCTTCGTAACTAAACATTGTATCTGTTTTTAACATCTCAGAAGGGAAAATGCCTTTGAGCATCTTGCCTCCATTATTGCTTTGACATAGCAAAAAACAACATTTAGTTAAATCTACAACTTCGTTTTTCATAAAATAAATATCTGTATTCATAGTAGTTGTTTTTATCGTAGCTTACTTGCTTTCGATGGTACAAATATAAGATACTTATTTTGATTGTGCTAATAAATAGCTTAATTAAATGCAATAAAAGAGCTATATTTCTATAACTCTTTTATAATCAACTAGAAAAAATGTGTTAATCTTTACGCTTTAATTCTTCAATACGCTTATCTATTGGTTTATGTTCGTTTTCCAATAACAAAATATCAGACATTCGCTCTAGTTCTTTTATTACTTCAAGCTTGGCGTAAGCTTCCATAGCATCGTAATGATATGAAGAGTAAACCGCATCTTCAGTATTATATTCTTCTCTATGCTCTTTAATAAATTGATCTATATTCATCTTAGTTTTTTTTAGTTTAAAAGAAGTGTGTTAATCTTGCTACTTGTCCTTGTGTTTTTGAATGCAAAAAACCTTCAACAGCCTTTGCGCTTCCAGTAAATCCTTTTCTGGAGTGCCAAGAATCCGCAGCACTTGGACTTCTTAAGTATTCAACTGTTACACCGATGAAGTCCTTTGCATCTCTCCATTTGTACTTAACTTTATGGTGTAAATGGTGAAGATACCAATATCTATATTTAGTATTAGCCCACTCTTGTGGCTTCTCGTGTGCCATCAACATAGGTAAATTATCCATCTTAGCTCCATCACCATGTTCTAAGCCTATTAAGTTCGCTCCGAAGGTGTAGTATTTACGATGACTTACACCTGCATCTACATTTACATCTTCAGCTAACCTAAACCAAGCCTTTAAAGCGTGTGCTAAATGGAATCCACTTTGATAATCATGGTTACTCATCGAATGTACACAATCAACAGGAGCTATTTCTCTAAGCATCTCTACACATTTAACATATAGTGATAGTGCTATTTCAAAATGCTCCCACCATTTGCCATCGCAATCTTGTGCCGTTCCTGCAGTTGTCTGATTATATACGTTATCAATATGTAGTATATCATTTCCAATGCAGAATAATATCTTTTCAACTTCAAAGCCTTTAGCCTTGTCAATTAAGCCTTGTACGCCTTCGATAACTCTGTCAACTGCAATCTCTGTATTATACTCTTCTCCTGTTTCTTCTGAGTTCGCATACTTGCCTATATGTATGTCCGCAGGATTGATTACTAATAGATGAGTTCCCTTATCATTTTTAAGTGGTTTAGGATAGCTCGGAGCGTGTTGAGATATAAAGGTATTCAATCTCTCAAACATTCCTCCTTCATCAAAACCACCTTCACCATCTTTGGTAACGATTGAGAATCTAAGTTCGCCACCCATATTCTGCCAGTGCTTAACTGATACAACATCTTTCTTATCAATACCACGCTCTTTCAGGTGTATATCAAGTGAGGAATTGTCGTTAAGGTTGTCTAAGGTATTGGCTCGATGCTTTTTGATAATCTCAATCTCATCATCCTTTAATCGGAATCTATTATTTCTTTTTGACATATAAAAGTTTTACGCTAATATACTACTTTTTCTCGAATACGCTAAAGCATAAAGGTAATACTGCAATAAATGATAACATAAGGGTTTGCCAAGTTATACCATGAGTCTCAATCTGAGTAACTACGGAAACAACTAGAACACCGCTTACTGTACGTTTAGAACTCCATTTACCTTTACTATCCGTAAACATCTTAGGCACTATTGCCAAGAGTCCTTTTGCCCAAATTGGGTTCATTTCTTTTTCCTTTTAATAAACAAGCTCACGAAACTATTAATGTAGCTCAAAATTTTGTTATCTTTTTCCGTTGGTGTTAATGCAACAACCACCGCTGCGAATGCCAATAATGCAGTCAATAAAGCATTCCAATTCTGTACTAAAAAATCACTCATAATATGTATTAAATTCAATAAAAATAAATGGAAGGTATATACAAGTCTTGTATCCGTCCTTAAATTTGTCTGTCCATACTCCTACAAGTATGCCTGTGTAAAATCCTACCCCTATCTCGAACCCTGTCATTAGTATGTCCAAATTACGTTATCAGGTAAATCTTGATCTACATCTATATGTATAAATGTTTTTGCTATACCTATCCTTGTGAATCCTACTGCCATACAAGCCTCTAAAATTATAAACCTATCTGAACTATTAGCACAAGCAATATCAACTGCGTTCCCTCTTGTATGGGCTGAGTTAGGTTTCCCTCCAACTCGCTCATTAGTATCTTTATCTCTATAACTTGAGTTAATGTGAAAGGGGATTCCTGCAATTTGTCTTGCAGCCTCCAAACTGAGTAACAAATTATCACTCATCTTATCGAAACACTCTACACCATCACAAACGAACTCGCTAGGCTCAAAGTACTTAATCCTTCTTTTCATGGCTTAACTTCTTAATATTATACAATGCAGCCGTAATTAATACAATTGCCGTTAAAATGCCGTTAATGTCTGACACGCTTATTCCAATCGCTGCTGTGTTAACTATATTGGTCTCAATTAAATCCTTATACATTGATGCTTCGTAGATATATTAATAATTTCTTTATGTTTTTTGGTTTTGGATTGTACTTCATATTCTCAATCCTGTATTATAAGCATTCGAAATAGGATTCATATCCGAACCAGAATTAGTTGAGTACTCTGGGAAGTTACTAGAATATTCGCATAAGTGATCAACTATTCTTTGACCATAGAACTCTGCCGTATCTCGCTCTTTTTGGATTAACCAGTTAAGGTCTGACTTACTTGCAGCCGTTCCATTCTCTGAGTTCTTCTGAGTTACCGAACCATTCTTAATCTGGAAGGATATAAAAGGCAATGCCTCCACTAATGCGTAGTGAATGATGCTATCTTGAATATAATCATCTACTAAGTTCTTATAATGCCCAGACAATGTACCACCTTGAATTTCAGACTCTATTTTCTCATATAAATCTGTTCCTAATATTACCTGCATATTCTTATCTTGTGCTATCTTTAAAAATGGCAATAGAAATGCAGTATCAACGTTGTAATTAATAGCCGTTGAACTCTTTAATTTGTCTTCGTCGCAAAATAGTGCTGCCATTATTTCCTTCCTTTACTTGGTGTGTCTATTGGTGCTATTGATTCTGCACCTTTCTGAACGATGTACGGATTGTTTCCTACTTTCTTCTCGTTCTTCATTCCGTCATTCTTCATTATACGTCCTTTGCTATCTCTTTTACGGAAGTAAATCCTACGCATCCAACCATGATAGCAATTTACACCGCCTTTATACTTGAATAAACTATAAGAGCTAGAGCCTTTTGGTGCAAACTTTCCGTTCACTCCTTTATCGCTCATCTTTTCAATATCTTCATATCTGTATTCTAACCCACCACCTGCAAGTTCAATCATTCTATCACAAAACTTTCTTGATTTACCACTAGAGGTCTTCTTTGATGTCTTAGTATATGCGTAACGAACTTTATATAAACCAACATCACCATAAATACTCTTGTCGTCTGGGTTAGCATCTGACTTTAAAGGATCTGAAAACTGGTGAAAACCATCTTTTGTAGTATCAATTAGGTCTTCGCTCATCAATTCCCACTCGTCTGGGTTGTTCTCTTCACCGATCAACTCCAATTCATCTAATAACTCATCACCTAGCTCATCGCTTAAAAATGGAATTGCACTCATTTTTACTCCAGTTTCCTTTTCTTCTTCTTCAATACTTAAATCTTCAGTTTCAATAAACTCAATAGGCTGAATAGTTTTAACGTATAAATCTAAAATGATATTATTAACTGCTAATACGCTATCAATAGCATCAATTACCATGTTCTGCTTTGGTCTTATAACTGTATTGTCGAATAACTGACTAGCCGTCTTAATTTCGTCTGCATTGTTTCCAAATCCTGAAGCATCTTTAATACCGAACAACATAGGACTTGTTACCTTATGCCCTATTAATATTTTCTGTGTAGATTCTTCAGATAAAAATTTATATTGCTCAGAAGCCTCTGAAATTGGTATTGTTTCAATTGTCGTTGCAGTTGATGAGTCATCATTCCAACTTGTTAACCATTTCTTCCCTCCTGTACCTGTAAGCTTGTTCTCGATAGCTCGCTCTACTTTGTCCTGTTCTTCTT